CCCCCACCGCCCCCCGCAAGTGCGCGTCAAGATCGGCCACTGATAAGGCGCGATACTCGGTGTGCATCTTCCCGGTTTTGGGGTCAAACAACCCAACCGATCGCGGGTTTGAGCGGTACAGCGCCAGCATCCGCTCAGTTAGATTGAGCGGTTCTATTTTCTTTGCCATTTTTAGTTTTTAGTCCATGTAATCCAACAGAGAGCGCGTGTCTTTGCGCGCCCGTCTTTTGATTTGTTGGTCCCTGCTTTGGCGGCTAGCTCGAGCCTTTTTACACTCGGGTGCCCCGCAAATCTTCCGGGTACGCCAATTGGCGTTGCTGTCGGTTTTGTTCCTAACTAGTAGTGTGCCGCACTCAGTGCACCATCTATCCTTAACGGTTGCCGGTATTTCTTTGAAACTCATATCGTCGCCCTCACGGCCATAACTTTATTGGCATAATTACGAATGTCACCATCAGGATTCCATAATCGGCCGTCCCCCGCATAATACCCCCACAACGCCCTCACATAATCACCTTTGGCGCGGGCCTTGTAGTGCACCAGAACCATGGCCGCGTCCTCGATTTCATTAGCTATTCCATATGGGTCATGTTTGTCGGGCATCGGCACGGAACATAACTTCCGTGTCTTCAATTCCGCACCCCACAACCTCATGACCTGGCCCAAGCCCTTTGCCCCACTGGTTGGGTTCTTGGCCCCAGGTTTGTAATTTGACTCAACACGAAACACGGACAATAACATCTTAACATCACACCCTCTGCGAAAGCAAGAATCGGCGCTGTGCCGCACTATCTCTCGCAGCAATTCAACCTGCTCTTTAAGGGCGGTATCATGCTGGTTTGCGGCCAGAATACTTTGCACCATCGGCTCTACGAACACATGCTCGAGCTTGGCGTCACGATAGGCCACCGCGTTATGCTCGATCTGGTAGCGCGACAGCGTAGTCCCCGTCATTGCAGACAACACCAACATGATCGTGAGTGCGACCCCGGCCAGTTGCCGCCACTGACGTTTCGACGGTCGATTGTACCATTTAATGGGGCGTGGTGCCTTAGCTACGCTGTCTGGTATTTTTATAACACCCCCCGTTAACGGACCATAAACGGCACCCCGGATGGGGTAGCACCACTTAAGCAGAAGTTCACTTAATTTCATAAGACCCCCTATTGGACGTAGAAGTTGTGTTTCTTGCCACCTTTGCGGGTGCCGGGCACCCCGTCCGCCAGCGCGGCGAACCAGGCCCGTGCCTGGTCATACGTCCCGCGTCGTTGTTTGTGGTTTTTGTAAGCGCGGCGCAGAGCTTTGCCCCCGGCCGGGCTTGTGGGTCCCGGACCACCACGCCCCCTGGACGGGGTTCCGGTTTTCTTACCGATCATCAACCCCGATATGGCCGCGCTTATCCAGGCGCGCTGCGATCGCAGCACCGCCCCCAAGGCCGATATCGCGCCGAAAAGCTTTTGTTTATTCATGCCGATCATGGTATTCTCCTATTGGCGTTAAGGGGTTACCTTAGGGTTTGTCTTAATGTTAAATCCAGACGCGCAAGAGCGTTCCAAGCTGTGTGTGCAGCGTGCAAAAATCCGGTGTCTGGGTCAGATAATTCTCCACTGGCTTCTCGTAATAAATGTCGTAGCAAAGCGTCTGTGTAGCGGCGCTCCCCATCCGGCACCTGTTCCCACCCATTATCGGTGTACTTGTTCGCGCCATAAGTGCCCACCTCCCCCACAGCCTGAAGTGCACGGGCGAAACCAAACAGCACCAATCCCAGGCGATTCTTCCCGGCATCGAGCTTGGCGCCGGGGTCATCGGGTCGCTTCCCATTCGGGTCAACTTCGGCCATTAACCCTCGACTTTTTGGTTCTTTCTCATGCAACCATATCGCTGTTCTACCGGCGTCATCCCAATCGTGACAAACAGAATACAATCCGGACACCTCCATAGTGTCGTACTCCTCCCTTGTCATTACTCGGTATGGGTGATAAAAATCGATCATGCTATTCCCCCTATTCGTACCAGTGTTTCATTATGAAATGGATGGATATCCACGCTACAGCCACCCACAGCACAACCAGGAATAAAAGCATTAAGATCGCCACGATTTCGACCCACCACTCGTCCATAAAGCGACGGCTACGGCTGACCGGTTCGGGCTTTTCGGGCGGCAGCATCGGCTCGATCGTCATAAGCCACTTGACAAGTCGTTCCCATTGCCCAGATGCCCACTCAGCGAATGATGATAAGTTTTTCATTCTGTTTTTCATTCTGTTTGTCCTCCTCTGCCTTCTTCATGTTGACCAGCATAGTAATGGCCAGTGCCACCTTCGCCTCAAACGGCGTGATTGTGCCGACATTCGGTGTACCACACACTTTTACAATATCCTCAGCCCAAGCCAAAACATCGTGGATAGTTACCTGGTGTTTTTCCGCTATCATTTTTAGCTGTTCCCCTATCGGTTGCATTCTTTGGCGCGGTCGCGCCGGTCCAGCCATGCTTCTTCCTCATAGTCCTCGAAACCGGGGGTTGCCGGTTCGTCGTCTGCCAGCCGGGAATCGCGCCAACAACCGGGTCGGCCTTCGCCCGGGTACGCACACGACATATTCGCGTCGTTACCGCCACACACCGGGCACCGGTTGCTCATTTGTTGTCCTTCTTCCATTTGGCCCGCATGCGGTTGCCGATATTCATGCGCTGCTGGCCGGAATTGAGGTGACCGTACTTTGCGCGCAACTCGCGCTCAGTCACCCCCAGGTATTTAGCGCCGACCCGGTACACCCCGTCCAAGCCGTCTGCTGCCCGCAACATCGTTGCCACCTCGTCCCCCACGTCACGCGCCGCCGTCCCGGTTGTCCGGGCGCGTTCGGCGCGTGCCTCCGATGCCGGGGTAGGTAGTCGCCCGCCCAACAACGCTCTGGTGGTCGGGACAGTCTTAACTTTATCGAGAATGTCAGCATGCACCATGAAGGATTCGCGCTTGTGGTGCGCGGGCTGGTCGGGCCGGATGCGGCTGGAGGAAATGCGTATGTAAGTTCCCTCGTCCCAGGTGGGCGGCGCTATTTCAACCCAATAGCGCGACCCGAGGTAAAAAACCAGGTCCCCACACTTGAGTTCCCCGGGCGCAAACTTTTTTGGTATGCCCTTAAGTGGCACCACCGGTGCCGCCGCTGCTGCTGCCGCGATCGTTCGTTTCATTGCTTCTCTCCTCTATGGTGGCACAACACGCCCCGCCAGTGTACCACAGCCTGGCGGGGCGCGCTAGTCGTTTAGTGCGGGTAGGTCACATCGTCCGGAAAAAAGGTGGCGCGGGTGCCCGGCTGAAATCCGCTATCGCTCTCGATACACGCGGCGGATTTGCCGTCGATTTTCCTCCAGGCCCCTCCTTGAGAGCAGATAAAGGTCCTTCCGGGGCCGACGTCGGCAAACCGTGCGGCCAGTGCTGGGTTCCCGCACCGTGGGCACAAATTCGTGTGCGGTCCGATCAGGTCATCGAGCGACACAAACGTCTCACACCACTTGCATGCTGCCGTAGTCATGGCGTCAGTACCTCGTGATGCTGAGGTCCGCCAGGTCAATGAGCACACCGTGGCAAGCCTCGGCCACGCGCCGGGCGGTGTCCATGCGTTTGTAATAGACCTGAAACGGCACCCCACAGTCGCGGCCTTGAACGATCGCCACCGGACGGCGGGGCGGTTGCCGTTTACGCCCCTCAGACACTTTTGTATTCTTTCCGTATGCGCACATGTTGTTTATCCTCTCTCGTCTATGGTAAACTCAGCATCCCGAGCGCGTGTCAATCGAGCGTGCGCCCGGTCCAAGGCGAACCACGCAAGCGTGGCGCACCCTACAACAAACACAAACCACAACAAATCAGCGTCCATGTGTGTCCTCCTCTATCGTCTATGGTAGCACACCCCGTCAGGGCGGGCCAGTACTTACCAGCCACACTCTTTCATAACAGCAAGGACTTGGCTGGTGGTCGGGTATGCGTCCTCGTTCTCGTTCTCGTTCCAACCAATCGTTCCCAGCACCTCCTTCCAGCGCTTTTTGATGGGAGGCAAACCCTCCTCGAACAAGCGGGCCATGTCTTTCCTGTCAGCACTGTCAGCAAAGCTTCTGGCGTCAACATACGCCAGAAACCACAAGCCCTTGCCCTTGCCCACTACCTTTTCAAGGGCTTTCAAGGTGCGTATCGTCGTGTTCTTCATGATGGTGTTTCCTCTCTATCGTCTATTGGCCGGATTGGCCCCGCCGCACCCTCAAACAACGAAGGTGCGGGGAGACTGTCCGAGTCTGGGCGCGATTGCTACGCCGCCCGCATGCGGTTCCCGAGGTTCATGCGCTGCATGCCCGCGTTGAGGTGCTCGTACTTGGCCTTAAGCGCCTTTACAGGCTCGTTGAGCACCTTCGAAGCTTCCGAGTACACCTCGTCCAGGGTCAGGCCGCGAAGCTTGACCGCCAGCTTGTCGTTGCTGTCAACGGACGGGTGGCCACCGGCGGTCTTCTTTACGGTGTCCTTGTGGTACTTGGACAGGTCGGCCGGGACCAGACGATCGCCAGCCGGGGTCTTGGGCTTGGCTTTCGCCTTGGCTTTCGCCTTGGGCTTGACCGCCTTCGGGGCCTTGGCTTTCAAGGTCTTGACGGGGCCAGACAGCACAGCGTTACCGGTGGTTTCGACTTGGGTTTCCATTGTGGTTCTCCTCTTTGCTCTATTACCAGGAACCGCCTGGCGCGGTGATCGTCCGGGGTTAGCCTTAGATCGGGATTGCTATTAGACCACAGGCGGCGATCGGTGTCAAGATGGGTCAATCGCTCTGTCGTCTACGGGGCCAAGTAAACCACACCCCGGAGCGGGTCACAAGATATTGGCCGACGAGCGGTATGCCAGGCCGACGAGCGGTATGCCAGAACAGAAAGCAGGGCGCCCCAAAACGGACGGGGCCGTGTCGGGACGGGGGTCCGGGGCTGTTCTGGCTGTCTGTTCTGGTGAAGTAGGCGGTAATGGCCCTCAGAGACGGTACGTATGCCCTCGGGTCTGTTCTGGCACTGAACCGGCTGTACCGGTCCTTTCGCTGGATTACAGGGGTCAGAGGGGGGGTCAGAGGATGTTCCACGAATGTTCCACGAACCGGTGAAGGATGCAAGAGCCGGTACAGCCGGTTCAGTGCCAGAACAAAAAGGAATAGGGGTTCGAAACGGACGGACGGGGGTCGGAGGGGGGTTCTGCATCGGTCTGTTCTGGTGTTCCGGGCCTCGCGGGTGTGCGCGCGCGTACGCGGCGCGAGGGGTTCTGGTGGAACAGAGAGGGCACCGACCAGAACAGGGGCGCACACCCCTCTCGTCCCGAGTGTCGGCTGGTGGTCTGTAAGCCCGGCCGTAGTGTTTGTTGGTGAAGTGGCTGGACAGAGGGGTGGTCGGCGTGGTACCGTTCGCCTGGCCCGGGGCGCGTCCGCCCGACCGTAGCGGCCCGCAGATGCAAGCGGAAAGGCGAACCCCGGGGCTGGACGAGCGCGAATATATGATATCTATATATTCCCCGTCCACAATATTCTCGGCCCCGAGTCCGACTAACTTTATCAGGAGGTATATATGCCCCTTCGAAAAGGCTCAAGTAAAAAAGTGATCTCGGCTAATATTCGCGAGTTGCGTCATTCCGGCCGACCACAAAAACAGGCCGTGGCGATTGCTTATTCCCAAGCCAACAAGACGCGTCGCAAAAAGTAAGGGCATGTATGCCGACCCGTCGCGAAAAGAACGAAAAACTGCAGGCCCTGTTGGCTGATCCCGTCAACTTTGAGCAGTTGTGCGAGGATATTGCCGAAGGGCATACCCTATATTCCGTAGCACAAAGTTGGGGGGTACGCTACGGCAAACTTTATGCTTGGATACACGATCAAGAGCACCCCGATCGTTTGGAAGCGTATGTGAAGGCCCTGGAGTCACGCACTTCATACAATCATGATATTGTGGTGAAGGGCATCGGTGATGTGATTGGGGTGGATATCCGGCGTGCATATGGGCAGGACGGAAAATTACTCCCGGCCCATGAAATCCCGGATGACGTGGCTGTTGCCCTGCAATCCATGGATGTGTCTGAAGACAAGGACGGAACGATCAATAAAAAGGCCAGGGTGTCCGATCGTGTTCAGGCCCTGACGCTAATGGGTAGACACTTGAAGATGTTCACAGACAAATCAGAGGTGTCGGGCAGTATTTCCCTGGAGGACGCGGTAAAGGCGTCTATGCCACCCCCGAAGGCCAAGACCCCTGCCGATGCGGCCTAATGTTGCCAAGGTAGCGGCAACTATCCGCCGCTGGCGCGAGGACCCCGTATCCTTCGTTCGGGAAAATTTTCAAGTTGAGCCGGACCCATTTCAAATAGAGACCCTTACCGCGTTCCCCCGTAACCAGCGCATTGCCATGAAGGCCTGTAAAGGCCCAGGGAAGACCGCCACCGAGGCGTGGTGTGCCTGGAATTTCTTGGCCACCCGCCCCCACCCCAATATTATTGCCACGTCCATAACTGGCGACAATTTACAGGACGGATTGTGGAAAGAAATGGCAAAGTGGCAGAATAAATCCCCGTACCTGAGTTCGATGTTCGAGTGGACGAAGACCCGAATATTTAGCAAAGACCACCCCGAGACGTGGTGGATGAGTGCCCGTACCTGGCCGCGTAATGCCGACCCGGCCAGCCAAGCCGACGCCCTGGCCGGTATTCACGAAGACTACACGCTGTTCATTTTTGATGAGAGCGGCGGAATCCCGGACGCGGTGATGGCCACCGCCGAAGCGTCCTTATCCACCGGAATTGAAAATAAAATACTGCAGGGCGGAAACCCGACCATGCTGGAGGGGCCACTGTACCGGGCATGTACCACCGAGAAGCATCTGTGGTACTTGGTGACAGTAACCGGCGATCCGGACGACCCAAACCGCAGTCCGCGTATCTCGGAAAAGTGGGCCAGGGAACAGATCGAAAAATACGGGCGGGACAACCCGTGGGTGATGGTTAATGTGTTCGGGCAATTCCCCCCGACATCAATGAACGCCCTGTTGGGTCCCGATGATTTGCAAGCTGCCATGGACAGGAAATTGGAAGAACATATGTACCACTTTGCCCCAAAGATTTTGGGGGTAGACGTGGCGCGGTTTGGTGATGACCGCACAGTAATCGCATCGCGCCAAGGGTTGGACGGGGCACACCCCCCTCAAGTGTTGCGGGGTGAACGCACCGACGCCATAGCCGGGGCAATTGCCCGCAGATTTGATGACTGGTCGGCCGATCACATTTTCGTGGACGATACCGGCGGCTGGGGGGCGGGGGTAATTGATGCATTGATCCGATTGGGGTACCCGGTCACGGCCGCTAATTCCAGTTCCAAAGCATTCAGCCCGCGTTATATGAATAAGCGGGCTGAAATGGCATTCGAGGCGGCGGAGTGGGTGAAAAAGGGCGGGTCGCTGCCCAGCGGCCTCAATGAGGTGGTGCAGGAAGCGACAGCGGCTGAATATTTCTTCAATGCCGGGCGGCTGCAAATCATCGACAAGAGCATTATAAAACAGATCATTGGCCGGTCGCCCGATATCTGGGATGCCTATTGCTTAACATTTTATAGCTCGGTGGCGTCGATGCCAGTAGCTGATCGAGCGGCGGCGTTGATGGGGATGGATAATTCTAGAATAAAGGCCGATTATGACCCGTTCTCGGACGATAGGATGACGGCATGAACATCGTGTTTAAACGGGAGACAGTCGCGGGATTGTGGGATGAAGTCATGCATTACTGGAAGACCACTACCTAGAGATTGCCCACTATAAGGACATACCTTTTGATCCGGACAAGGGTAGGTATCTTGCTGCTGAAAAGGTCGGGGCGGTGTTGGTGTTTACCGCCCGCGATGATGAAAAATTGATGGGATATAACGTGTTTTTTGTGGCCAACAACGCCCACTACAAAGATTCGCTGCAAGCCACCCAGGACATTCTATATTTAGCTCCGGAATATCGGGGAAAGATGACGGGGGTGCGTTTCATAAGGTGGTGTGACAATGAGTTGGAGGATTTGGGTGTTGAGGTGGTATACCAGCACGTCAAGGCCCGTCCGGAACTGAATTTTGGGCCGATGCTCGAACGCATCGGGTATGAGTTAGTCGATCTTATTTACACCAAGCGGTTACGGCCGCGAACGGGGGAATGATGGCTTCTGCTATTGTGGCGGGTATCGGGTACGTTATCGGGGGCATTGAGGCGGCGGGCGTGGCGGGCGTGGCGGCAGCGGTCGGCGCGGGCGCGGCTGTATATTCGGCCACCAAATCACCCCCAAAAGTCCCGCAGATTCAGGAAGCAAAGAAAGATAAATTGGTGGCGGAGGCCGACATCATCCAGCGCGATAAGTTGAAACGCGGCGCGGCGGCATCCAGCGGGCGGTCCTCGACAATTCTTACCGGCGGAGGCGGGCTTGGTCAATATGGCACCAGCAACTCTTCGCCCGGCGGAAAAACTCTATTAGGAATGTGATATGGAAAATTCAACAGTAACCTATGGGGCAGCAACCGACAGTAAATATAAAAAACGGGAGCAATATGACCGGTTGTTGTCGTCGTTAAAGACCGAGAGGTCCAGCTTCATATCGCATTGGCGCGACCTGGCTGACTACATTCTGCCGCGCCGGATTCAGCTGACCACCACCGAGTCAAATAAGGGCGACAAGCGAAACCACAAAATAATTGATTCCACCCCGACGCTGGCGGCGCGGACGCTACGAGCCGGGATGATGGCCGGGATAACCTCACCGGCCCGGCCCTGGAAAAGGCTGACGGTCCCTGATCCCGATATGGCTGAATACGGGCCGGTTAAGGAATGGCTATTCACAGTCGATCAAAGAATGAACACTGTGTTCGCCCGCTCTAATCTGTATAATTCGCTGCCGTATGTGTATGGTGATCAAGGGGTGTTTGGCATTGCCGCCATGGCCGTTATGGAGGACGAAAAGGATGTGCTTCGCACCCACGTTATGCCGGTGGGGTCATATTATTGCGCCGTCAATGATCGCGGGCTGGTGGACACGTTTATGCGGGAAATCCCCATGACCGTGCGCCAGGTAGTGCGCATGTTCGTTGATATGAAAGCGCCACCGTCAGAACGCTGGATGAATGTATCTACTACCATAAAAAATCTGTGGGATGCGAATAATTTGGACGCCAGGGTCGATGTGATTCACGTTATTTCAGCTAACGTGGACTATCCGGGCAACAGTTCGAAATCCGAGGACAAGGCGTATTCGTCTTGTTATTTTGAGAGTGGCTCTACGGAAAAGAAGTTGCTACGTGAATCTGGGTACGACAATTTTCCAATTTTGGTGCCGCGCTGGGACGTTACCGGAACTGATGTGTACGGGACGGCGTGCCCCGGCATGGATTCTCTTGGTGATTCGAAGGCCCTACAATTGATGCAAAAGCGAAAGGCGGAGGCCATTGAGAAGATGGTGCGTCCGCCGATGCAGGGTCCGACTGCATTGCGATCGGCCAAAGCCAGCATCTTGCCTGGAGATATTACATATCTTGACGTTCGGGAAGGCCAACAGGGGTTCAAGCCGGTGTATGATGTAAATCCCAGGATATCGGAGTTATTGGTTGATATCAAGGAACACCAAGCCCGCATCAGTCGGTCATTCTACGAAGATTTGTTCATGATGATGCTTATGTCCGATCGTCGTGAGATAACGGCTGCTGAAATAATGGAACGGCACGAGGAAAAATTGCTGATGTTAGGGCCTACTTTGGAACGGGAGAACGATGAATTACTCGACCCGCTCATCGATAGAACGTTTACCATTATGATGAACGCCGGGATGATACCGGACGCCCCGGAAGAGTTACAGGGGGTGCCCCTAAAAGTAGAGTATGTGTCGGTCATGGCCCAAGCCCAAAAGATGGTGGGCATGTCGGGGCTGGAAAGATTCACTGGTTACATGAGCAATTTAGCCGCCATAAATCCGGAGGTATTGGACAAGATCGATATGGACAACGCCGTGGATGAATATGGGGATATGACCGGGGTGTCGCCACGCATTGTTCGCACTGACGAACAGGCGGAACAAATCAGGGCCAAGCGGCGTGAAGCCATGCAGCAAGCGGCTAAGGCCGAACAAATTAAGGGAATGTCGGAAGTGGCCAGGAATATGGCCGGGGCCGATATGTCCGGGGATAACGCTTTAACGCGAATGACTGATGGAATAAAGGAGGCGGGAAATGGCCAGCGATAGACCTAAATCAATGGTAAAAAACGCGGCGGACCCAAAACAGGTCGAAGACGCCGTTGAACGCGAAAAATCAAAACGCCAATTGGAGTTAAATGATTTATGCGCTATTTTAGCGAGGGCAGAGGGCAGACGGTTTTTGTGGAGGATATTGGGTCATTGCAAAGCGTTCGAATCTGTGTGGAGTCCGAACGCACAAATACACTACAACGCCGGAATGCAAGACGTTGGTCATTGGTTGATGGCCGAGATAACGGAAGCGAATGTGGAGACGATGTTGACTATGATGAGGGAAGCTATTGACAACGGGCGCTAGAGCGTGTTAACGTAGCGCCCTACGAGTGGAATCATTGAGGCCAGATAAGTCTGGCTGGAAATGGTGTAGTTAATCAAGTTAATCCAATCCAGGAGACATTTTAATGCCGCCCGAAATAATCGACCCGAACGCAGCCCCAGCACCCGCGCCGCTCGTCGGAGAAGTGATTGTCCCGGAGAAGTATGAATTCAAACCCCCGGAAGGTGATGTTATCGACCCCGAAATGGCCGAGCGTGTGTCGGCCACAGCTAAGGAGTTAAAACTCCCTGCTGAGCAAGCGCAGAAATTGTACGATTCTGTGCGCGCCGAAGCGCAGACGGCGGTCGGTAAATCAGCCCCCATTGTCCCGGAGAAGTATGAATTCAAAGCCCCGGAGGGCGCGAAGGTGGATGATGCTCTGGCCGAGCGTGTATCGGTTGCGGCCAAGTCCATGAAGCTGACGGCCGAGCAAGCCCAGGCCATGTACGATGGCGTTAACGCCGAAACCAAAGCGTTTGCTGAATCGCGTCAGGCGGAGTGGCAAACGCTGAGGGAAAGTTGGGCCGGTGCCGTGAAGGCCGACCCCGAAATCGGCGGGGCTGAATTCGATAAAAATGTGGGCCTGGCCAGAAAAGTTGTGAACAAGTTCGGCTCTCCGAACTTGATTAAGACTTTGGATGAAACCGGATTCGGGGATCATCCTGAATTGATCCGATTGTTGTCCAAAATCGGCAAGACCATGAAGGAGGACGATTTCGTTCTCCCCGGTGTCCAGCAGGGCGGTGAAAAGAAAGATATGGCTGCTTTGCTGTACGGTGGCACCCCTCAACAGTAACTAACAGGAGACAACACAAATGGCTACTTTGGCTGCAAACGTTCTTACCCTCCATGATTGGGCGAAGCGCCTGGACCCGGACGGCAAAATTTCCGGCATCGTGGAGTTGTTGGCGCAAACCAACGAAATTCTGATGGATGCGCTGTTCATGGAAGGCAATCTGCCGACCGGTCATCGCACCACGGTGCGCACCGGTTTGCCGTCCGTCGCCTGGCGTCTGTTAAATAATGGCGTGGCCTCGAGCAAGTCCACCACCGCACAGATCGACGAACAGTGCGGCATGCTGGAAGCCTGGTCGGAAGTGGACAAGGACCTGGCGGAATTGAACGGCAATACGGCCGCGTTCCGGCTGTCTGAGGCCCGGGCGTTCATTGAAGCTATGAACCAAGAAATGGCTCAGACCATGTTTTACGGCAATTCCGGCCTCGCCCCCGAAGAGTTCACCGGTCTGTCTATTCGCTACAGCGATTCGGGGGCGGCAAATGGACAGAACATCATCAAGGGCGGCGGCTCGGGTTCCGATAACACTTCGATCTGGCTGGCTGCGTGGGGTCCTAATACCATCCACGGCATCTTCCCGAAAGCCAGCAAGGCGGGCATTATTCACGAGGACCTGGGTCTGGTGACGGTGGAAAACGCCAACGGTATCGGCGGCGCTCGGATGCGGGCCTATCGTGACCATTGGCAATGGAAGATCGGCATCGCCCTGCGCGACTGGCGCTACACGGTGCGGGTGCCCAACATCGACATTTCCGCACTCACTACCGAATCCAGTGCGGCTGATGTTGTGAAGCTCATGATCAAGGCGATTTATCGCCTCCCGTCTGTGGGCCTGGGGCGTCCGGTGTTCTACATGAACCGTACTGTTGCGGAAATGCTGGACATTCAGCGCTTTAACAAGGTGGCGGCGGCGGGCATGCGCTACGACGAGGTGGACGGAAAGCAGGTTATGAGTTTCCGTGGCATCCCGATCCGTTTGTGCGATGCGCTTCTGAATACCGAAGCTACCGTTTCTTAATCGAATCAACACAGGAGAAATATCATGTTCATTGACAGTTTTGGTTTGGTTTGGGACGCGGCGGCTCTTTCGGCTGATGCGGCTTCCACGAACACCATCGATTTGTCCGCCGTTTTGCCGGAAGTCGGCGCGGGCGAGGATTTGGCGTTCTGTATCACGGTCGATGTGGCGGCTGACACCACTACGGGTGATGAAACGTATGAATTTC